AGTTGGACCATTGGCAAGTTGTCAACATACTCTAACAACCTCAACATTTGTTCTATCTTGCTTTTGTTCTCCTCTTCAAGAGACATACTAACACCATCAGACCTGTTTAGTCTAATTGCCTTTCGCCCTTCTTTGTAAGAGGACACCACTGATCTGCGGCGGGCAGATCCGCCGGCGCCGTCCCAACAGATAAAGACTTTCGTTGGTTTCATCTCCCTTGTAAGCTTTTGTAGGGTTTTTAAAAACCCCACCAAGCCACCAACGGGGCGGCCATCTGTAGACAGGGACGGATTAACAACGTATGCCCTGTAAAAAATATTTGTCCCATCAATAATTAATGCTCTCTCTGTCATCTATACCTCACCTTCATCTTCATAAAAATCATCTGCGGTGCCAAGCCTTTTGTCAAATCTCATAACGACTTCATTTTCCAATAGTTCAATGACTCTATTGTGAAACTTTTCTTCCTCTAGCTTTTTAAGCCAATTTTTTGATTGGAACTTATCTACAGAACCATCTTCATATCCTAGGGAAAACCAAGCGCCGGCATTATTTAAATGTTCGGATGATTTAATGGCTTCAAGCCAGCTTTCTTTGTCCATAATCTTAACTTGTTGACCGCCCCAAACAATTTTAAAAGAGCATTGTCTTCCTTGGGTTCCAAAGCGGCTCTTTTCAATTTTTGCCCTTACCTCAGTTCCAATGCGGAACCCCTTATCATCATAGATAAAACTAGCTTTTCCTTTCCGCGCTGTGAGCCATACACGCAGAGAATATGAATAAGCTAGGGCCTTACCCCCCGGCGTGAAATACGGCGTTGTAAGAGCCTCTGCTGGGCGTCTGGTGATGTTTGTTTTCAACTGGTTAAGAATCAGCAATGTTGATTTAGTGTTCGCGATTGGTTGAATCAACTTAGATAAGCCCTTAGAAAGGATACGAGGCTTGACTGCCATCGTAGACAAAGGATTGAAGTCTGACTCGATGTCACTAATAGATGGTGTTAGAGCCATCGAATCCCAAATAAAGAGCATTTGGCTTTCATTGTTCGCTAACAAACTTTCAATTGTCTCTAACACAAATTCTACTGAACTTGCCTGAACGTATAGTAGTTTACCAACATCACAGCCAGCATTGGCTAAAAATTCTGGATCGATGGCGCTTTCTGAATCAAAATAGATTACATCAATGCCCATTTTTTGCGCATTACCAGCAATCTGTGCAGCCATATAAGACTTGCCAGTTGCTTCTAGACCGGCGATCTCACTCACTTTCCCAACTGGAATACCACCCCAATCGCCGCGCTTAATAATACCATCCAACCATTTTGAACCAGTTGGAATGAATTGTTCTACTTGGGTGGGATTGTCGTCCTTTAAAGAAAAGGCCACGTCTATGCCAGCCTTTTTATTGATTAGTTTTTTCATATCGGCAATTGACAATTTGCCAGAAGTTTTCTTTTTCATATTTCTCCAAATAAAAGAGGGGGGGACCGAAGTCCCCCCCAGAACATTATGCTGATAGGAGGGAATTAAAAGCTTGATCCACTTGGTCTTCGCTCTTCTTTGCATAACGCTTTGTACCCTCGCTGCCATTTGACTCCCCATCGGCCAGATACTCGTCAAGCATCTGCTTAACCTCGTCAGGAGTTTTGCGAGTGAACACGCCATCATATTCAATCGTAGTCTCCACAATTTCCTTCATCACTTCCTTATCTGTATGGAGAGGCGACGTGCGGCGACTCGGAAAGATATCCGTTGATGGGAACATAGCACCGGGTGCCTTACCATACTTTAGAGTTAGATCTGTCCCCGTTGAAGGGTCAGTAATATCACCATACTCAGGATTCAATACCAAGTTAAGAAGCTTTTGGTAAACAGTCTTGCTGTAGCCCCAAAGGCGAACACCCTTTTCTTCTTCGCCGCGAACAATTACTGGCGAAAAGAATCGTTGCTTCGCCATAAGCTTCTTTGCTTGTTCCCGACACTCCTCAGAGCCATCTTCCCATAGGCCACGGACGAATGTATCTAGTGCATCCTCTTCACCAAAATTTTTCTTTGGTGACAGAAATCCGTTGTTTTCTCCCAAGTTATAGTGGAACCAATACTCGTGAAAGGGGTCGCCGTCTGGATCTGGAACAATACGAATTACCTGCTCTCCGTCCTGTGGCTTCCAGAACAACTTTGCTCCGTTGCCGCCCTTTCCCTCTGAAGCGTGTAGCTTCTTCTTCATTTTACTAAAATCAATAGCCATGTTTATTTTCTCCTTGTTATAAGACAGGTGATTTTCCTGCCTCGCTAGCTTTGTATATGGTTAGTATAGTACAAAATATACACATTGTCAACCTCATATCCTGAATCAAAGAATGCGTGCGATATTTCGACCGACTCCGTGTCTTTTGCCCTTTCTAACTTTTCGATAACTGATTGTAACACCTTTCCAGTGTCTTGTAAAGTTGTCTTACTAAGGGCAAAATAAAAGTGTTTTTCTCTAGTATTTTGCAATTTAAAAAACTGGCCTTCTTTTTCTTGATTTAGATCATAGAAGCCAAACGAAACAATCCTATCAATCTCGGAAGGTTGCTCTATATTTCCCATAATTGGAACAACGCTTTTGTAGTATTGATATAGCTCCCACATATTAACTATTTTCTGATTAATTTTGGAAAAATATGTGCCAATAGAGATGTCGGGGATGATGTTCGCTAAATCTCTATTGGATACAAGATATATTTTTTCTAAAAGGCCAGAACGAACAAATTCTTGCAAAATGTTTCGAACTACCACCTCTCTTTTCTTGCTTAATGCGTTCAAAAAAGAAGAATCCGGCTGAATATAAAGTATGCTTACCCTCTTTTCTTTTAATTGTTCTAATATTGCTAGTGCCGCGCCGGAGACGACGCCTCCGCCGGCCATTATGAATAGTAATTTGTCACTTTTGAGTTGTTGCTTTAGAAGGTCTAACCTTGGAACGCTTGTCTCGGCCTCCTCCATGGTTTTTACAGCCGTAAGAACATAATCGGCGTCTATATTAGTGTCAATTATATGAACATTTCTTCCCTTTTCTGAGAAAAGCTTACAAATTTCTGCTCCTGCCTTTCCCAAGCCTATTATTTCCATGATGACCTCAAATCTGATAAGTTGTGTCCAATCTTAACGCCCGTTTTGAATTTGCCAAAGCGTGTGGACATGAACAATTTTTTAATTTCCTCTAATAATTCATAATCCTGTTTTGAAAAATCAACTATCATACTATCGTGAATAAGCATGGCCACATAGCTCTTTTTATTTTTCAATAATCTAAAAACTTTATACACCTGCTCCAAAAATAAATCTGATGCTGTGCTTTGAATTAGATAATTAAGAGCGTGAAAATTATCAGATTGAATTTTTCTTTTAAAAATTGTCTCGACATATTCTCCATTATAACTTTCTTTTAAAATTTTGTTCTTTTCGTAATAATCGTCCAGCGAGTGATCACATGAATCGGGATTGTATAACCATGCGAATATTCTCTTTTTCGCATTATCTCTGGTCAAACTATCCTTAAAAACATTTTGAATATTCCAGTCATGAATATCCTCACTTGGTTGTTGCTTGCCGCATAGGGCTAGTAGTACCCGAAGTTCAAAGGCGTTGTAATCAAACTCTAAAAATAGATCGTTAGTCGGCTCTAAAATTCTCCTGTATTCCTTATTCAGAGTTAAAATGGGAAAGGAAGATGAATAAGTGCTCAATCTACCGGTTATGGTCCCGTACATATTGTAATTTATATAAGCAGAATCTTTGCTGTATCTTCTTATCAACTTTTTTACTCGGTTATCGCTTTGCTTATCATATATTTTACTTAAATTAAGGTTTAATTTTCGCGTGGCAATGTCTGCCGTAATTTTTTCTATTTTAGAAAGCTGATCGTAGTTTTTCGGCTCCGGTATGGTATCTAAAATGTTTTGCATGGTTTCATTCATAATGTTAAAATATTGTTCTATAACATCAGAATCAACCATTTCGTCTAAACAATAATTTCTTGGATCATAACCACATGCCGAATAAGATTTTAGAACACTCTTAATATTAGATTGTAAGGAATCAAACTTTTTTTTATTTTTTTCAAAAATATAATCATCATATTCGTTGCCGCCAACATAAAGTTTTAAAAACTTGGCGTGGTCTGGCAAATCGGGCTGATACGACCATGTATAGGTCATATCTGAGTTATACTCATCATATACCTTGCCACCGGAAAAAATGCTTTTACATTTATTTTTATTATCTATTTTTGAAAAAATCATATACTATTAATATTCAATTGAACTGCCTTCAACTTCACTGGCATATTTGCTGCCAGCTAGCAGTTCTTGAGCCGTTGTAGATAATTGTCCCAGCCCTTCGGCTGCAACGGTTTCATCAACCACTGGCTCTAGTATATAATAATTTATTATGTCTGTCAAGATCAAACCTGCACCTCTTCGCCAAGAGGACAAAAAACCCATTTTTGTTTTAGTGTCTTTTTTATTTTTTGATGGAAGAGGCTTCAAAAAAGTCTCTAAATAATTCACAGCTTGGCTTCCAATTGTTATTAATTCAGTAAATCCAACTGAACCTATAAATTTCTTTTCCAATGCGCTCTTTTCCGGCACGAGGATTTCCAATTCCTCAACAATTATTTCAAAAAGCTGTTCGACTGCATCGATGGAAAGGCCATATCTTGTAGCGTAGCCAACGGTGTCTAGACCTATCTCTTCTGCTACAGCATTCAGTTCGCGCTGTCTTTTGGTCAAAGATATTAGTTTTTTTAAATCTGCATTTAAAGCTGTGCGGCAAGCAACTGTGTTTAGAACATACATTGTTTCTGCAATATCATTTAGTTGTTTCTTGTTTATTGTCATATTTCTCTCTAGTGCCCTAAACATTATATAATATTTTAAAGCCCTTTTTGATAAAATTTGTATATCCGTGTCAACACCGCTATAAAAAGCATCGAGGCCAATGTTGGTTCTCAATATTTTACTAGTGTCAAATTTCCTTCTGTGTTCTTGTTGGCCAGAGTCACTTATATAGACTGAGTATGTCGGGTATTTTGTAATAAACCTACGATACACTCTTTCTATTTGAGCAAAAAATGTAGCAATGTGCTTTTGGCTTGAATTGATAAAATTTATTGGTGCAAAATATTTTTCGTATATTGCAGGGGGGCGGTCGTCTATTGATGTTTCTTTTCCTATTAGTGGTATTGGTCCGGACGCTGCAAATTCTAACATTGGCTTTGAATTAATATCTGCAATCAATCTTGCAGGGTAATTGGGGTCTATCCTTAGACCATTAATTTTAGCCACATAATTCAACACAGGGAATCGTGGATCGTTTAGTATTTCTTGTTTTTGTTCTTCTGATGTAATATCCATATAATCAAAAGATAAGCCCGTGTTATAAATTGTACAATTTTGAGATTCATAAAATCCCGTCTCTGTAATGGCAGTTTTATTTGAAATGGCCCAAACATAAAACAAATCTAAAAAATCATAAATATCTTTTATTTTTTCAGCGTCTTTTAAGTTTTGTAAATAATCATAGAAAAAATCAGCGTAAACGCCAGTTCCCTGTTCTGGATCGAAAAAATATGAAGAATAATCTTGTGGAGGCTCATAGGCCCTTACAACTTTAATGTCGTTCAAAATACTATTTGGATGGGGATCTCTTTGATCATTATATTGATACAAAAAATTTTGTACTGCATCAGCAACGAAATCCAAAAGAACAAACTCCGACTCTTCCCCTTCTGGGCCGATGCGGACACCCGCTAGCGCCTTCTCATTAGAAAATTTAACCAATCTTAAATCGTAGTCATACTTTCCATAAAACGAGTCCTTGTACCATAAATCTAAATGATTAACCAAGGAGGCGTTTTTGTTAATATTTTTTATACCTATGGGCTGATTGCCGTCATTAACAAGTTTTTTATATTTTTCTCTTCCGTTATATAAAGAGGACGTTTTGGAATCATTTGTAAACCCATCTAATTCAATCTTTGTATTTCTATTAATCTGGTGGACGTGATATGGAAGTCCCTTTGCTCCATAATTGTCTTCACAATCTGGATAACATTTACTTTTAGCGGTTTGGACCACCCAATTAATTACTTTATGTTTGTGGCGGATCAAAGGGTTTTTTGGGCTATAAGCCATCAAAGCTTCACCATTGCCGTTTTCATCTACAACATATATATGCCGGTGGCCGGCGTTGAGAGAAGTGTCCCCAGTAAGAAGGTCCTCATCATCTGGTGCCTTTGATTCTTCACGGGGCATGTCTTGGAGGTTGATCTGTTTCATGATGTCTCAATATCCCCCTTGTTTAAAATTTCCTCTTCATTGTCATAAATATATTTAGCCAAGTCAACTTGTGGCTCGCTAGTAGGAACTATTTTTTTAGAACTTTTTATATCGTTTAACAGATCTATAAGAATTTTAGATTCTCTCATTAAAGTATGACCAGAGACGGCTTTTCTGTAACTTCCCGCTGCTAGATCCAGACTATCTGTCACATTATCAATAGTGTACAGGCCCCCTATTTCAAAATCGCTTGTTTCTATTTGACCTCTAAGCCTATTTTGGTCTGCTTCAGTTAAGTCTCGGCTTGGTATGGCCGGGTTTGATTGGCCGATAGAATAGCTGGGGACCAATACAAGATTTGTAAACTCAAAAATTCTATTTCCAAAAAGATTTGCATTTAAAGTATATTGAAAATTTGAAGAAATTGTTCTTGGAGTGCCTGCGGCGGCTTCTGCATTTGCATGATTAAAATTCCTCAAGGCGGCGTCACTATTTGAACCAAAGCTTAAATTTATAAGCGGGCCGCTGGCTGCTCCAATTACCAATTTTGCAACACCACTTGATAAAAGATCTTGGTCGTTGGTAAAATATGCTCTTTTAAAAACCTTTATGTTCTCACCCACAAACAATTTAGAATTTTCAAACTGCAAACTTGCAGTCTGACCAACGAAAATACAGCCGCCAGATGCTTGCATCTTTGATTCATCAAAAAATTTCTCTGAGAATTCTTCTACTGCTTCTTTGTCACCACGGGCCAACCGATTGTACAATGCCTTGTCACCTGTTTTGCCTAACTCCTTTTTAAATTTTATTGTATTAAAATTAAAATACGGAAAAGATATTGTTGGCAATTGCGCCTTTGTTGTCTTTTCCGCCATAATGACCGGTATGATTGTTTGCAACATGTAGTGCAACATATCTTTTACTGAACCGCTTGGCGTTGTTTTAAAAAAATTAAATAATGATGATTTTAAAGTTTTGATTGTAATTGGAATATCGCCCACATTACACCAATATTTATCACCATTTGGTAATGGTGCTGCAATATTTCCCAATATGCAATAGGGCATATTTGTGTCTTTTATCTCATCGTCCTTATAAATAAAGGCCGACCACTCATATATCATGGACAGAACATCTCTAAATAGCACGAACTCGCACGATATGTTTCTAGGAGAGTAAACATCTTTCCATGCCTTATTAAGTTGGTCTATTTGTTTTTTACTAGTTACTCTTTTCCCGTTTCTATAATATTCAATTTTTGACTCTGTGAAACAGCTTGTATGACTAACTTTTTTTGTATAAACTGCTTTGGGGTGTCTCGGATTTCGAAATAGCTCCTTGCCAGTTCTGCTGTTACTCTTGGCGTCTACTGAAAAGACCTTTGTCAAGATGTTGGAGATGTTTTTACTGGCATTTTTATTGGAATCTTCATCTAGCCACATGGGCAACTTTCCTTCCTCACGCGAAGCTGCCTCTTTTAGTTGTTTGAAAAAACTTTTTACAGAATACTCTTTTCGCGATATTATAGTTTTGTCCTTTCCAGTTACCATCGAGCACGGGATCGGGTTTGTTATTTGAGACACCGAAATAATTTTTTCATCCGGGCCGGATATGCCGGGGATAAGCGTTGTGTTTTCCTGAATAAACTTATAAATTTGACGCTTTGAACGCATTGCCGCTATGAATGCGTTGGGATAAAATTCACGCCTTTGTCTAAGCTTTCTCCTGTTGACCGCGATGAGAGCCTTGGTGGCTTTCCGTGTTCTTGGTGTCAAAGTCTTCTTCTTCAAATCGGCCGAAAGTTTTCTTATTTCTTTTTGTAGTTCTTTTATTCTTTCTGCATTACCCAATGCAGCGTCTTTGCCAACGTCATCTAAAACGAGTTTGGTTAACTCTGTATTGTTGAACACGTTACTTTTAAAGTCGGTTGTGTCTGATAAATTTTCATATGGAGCGCAAGTATATTTTACGTTCATGGTGAAACTACCATCCTCGCTAAAATCCATAGTGTGTTCTAGTGGCCTAATCCAATAAAAAACTTTTTCAAACTTGTTGATTATCCCCTTCTCTTTTCTAGAAATAATATCATCTGAAACATTTTCTGAAACACTCCATCCATATTCTAACAAAAGCCTCCATTTTTTTCCCGATGGAATACGAATTAAATCTTTATAAGTTGCATTTTCGACGCCCGATATCCAGTTGGCAAGCTGGTTGACTGCAAAAAAAGCTGATGAGCGATCAATAGCTGGTTTTTTAATAAAAACATTATAAGATGAGAAAAAGAAACTGGCGTTGATGTA